AACCCCAAAATCCGACAGAAGAGATGTTAAAAAATGCTATTAATAGTAATGAGCACATGGGAGCCTGAAGGTTGGAATTTCACTGATTCGGATATGAAGTTGCACGTTTTTGGTAAAGACAATGATTCAGAGAGCAGCTCTAGCGGAGATATATCAGGAGACGATCAACTCTTCGCGAATTCGAAATCTTTAAAAAAAACCAAGTATAAAAAAATCGAAAAAGAAGAACTATTACCAGAATGAATAATTTTCCCTACCTATAGTATACTACTTACAATGAAGGCGGCTATGCAAACTGTCACCCTTGTTACCCAGGAGCTCGAGACCCAGTCCCTCAACGCTATCGTTGCTGGCTTCTCTTTCGCTGCGGCGATGTCCTGGATGGATGTTGTTCGTTTCATCATCAACCAAGTCATTAAGGTGCCCAAGAACGGTGGTGCCCAGTACGCGCTCACTGCCGTGCTCACCACTCTCCTCTCCATCGCGGTCTACATGATGATCTCCACCGTGTCTACTCGCGTCTCCAAGCCTGCTCAGCCTGTCTACGCCATTACCCGCTAAGTGGGTGGTGGAACAGGTGGGAGTTTAGGACTTCCTTTCATCAGAAACATCAATACAATACCAAAGAAGGCAATGATACCTATATAGATATACACTTCTTGATTGTAAAGAATCTCACTTCCCAGGTTCTTTACTTTCTCCTCTTTCGTCTTTTCCTTTTTCTTCGCAAATTTATCTAATGGGACCTTTGTTAAACCCTCTAGCTTGTCTGTAGACCCCTTTATTTCAAACTTAAATGTATTATTTTCAGTAGCTCCCAGTGAATAAGGTTGTAAAGAGTCCACAGATCCGTTTGTTACACGAAAATAGAGTAACTCTATTTTGAGCCTGTTTATCATTTTGATATTTCCCGTATGAAAACGATGTACAACAGGATCGTCAGAACCACTATGTGTAAATATAGTTCCGGAAGATGAAGGTGTAAATATTACTCCAGTAAAATGTGGTTCTACGTTTGAAGTAGTAAGACTTTGACTTAATTCGTCGGAACCAACGGTAATTTTCACAACCATATGCGGCGACGTTTGAGAAGTCTGATCTTTAACATAAAGTTGTGACGACACTAATTTAATTTCCGAAACATCATAAATAGGATTATCCAAGTCTACTTCAAAACTATTGGGAAGAGGATATAAGGCAGTTTCACGGCGCCCTGAATGTACGACAAGAGTGTGAACCTTCATTAAAATATAGGCACAATATTTTAATGATTGTTTTCAACAAATTGAGACAAATATCTAACGGTAAAGCGCGTGGGAAAGGGGGTTGTTCTCCAGCTGCTTGGCGGCAATGCCAAGATTCCTGGAATTGGGGTTCTCGTTACCCTTGTAGGGGTTGAACTGATGGAAAGTCTTGTTCTGATACTGCTGAGTCCAGCCACCGTTGGCCGCATTCATACGACCATCAATACGCGAGGTGTCGCTACGAACAGATGTGAGTGCACCACCTTGTTTCAGGGGGCTCTCTCTGACATTCATACGACCAGCGTTTCCGGGTCTATTTGCCTTACCACGGCGATCCTCGGGTCGGAATCCATACTTCATGAGTTCCTCATTCGTCTTCGCAGTAACCCGGCTGGCAGCACCAGTCGCGTAAGCACCATGGAAACTGTGAATACCTGGAGCTGGCTGGTTGCTGTACCTGTACTGCTCATCATTGCGATCAGACTTGAACCTAGTAGGATCCTGGGCAAGGGTCTGAGCAGAAACCATACGCTTGGCGCCATTGTAGCCTAAGCCATCGGTACGCATACCAGTTTCCGAACGATTGGTGGTTCTCTTAGTTCTTTCGTGTTCGTTACGAGGAACAACACCCGTCATTCCCTGAGCGCGTCCAGCCATAGTAGGTAAACGGGTAGGTAAATAGGATGTAGTTTCAGGTTTATTGTGAGTAAGTTGCCCAACCTTAGCCGAGCGACCACCAGTAACATCCACAGCTGGACCAGATCGGCCTGGTAAAGTCGTAAGACGGTATTCACCAACATTAATGGGGTTAACCCTAAACATTTGCTGATAACCACCGACAGCAGGTACATTGGCGTCAACCCCCAAACCTGGGCCAACCAACTGCTTTTCTACTGGGGAAAGGTTATTCATACGACCTTGGTCAAACATACGTCCACGCATTTCAAGTAATTCCTGACCACCACTGCGTTGTTGGCGGCCAATGTCGGCAAAACTCGCCATCTCCCTCTTAGAGGGAACTTCCACACGGGAAACAAAATCATTTACTGGAGGAGGTAAAGCGGGACCAGCTCCATCATTCGCCATTACAATTTTAGCTTCTGGACTATAGTTTTCAGTCTTGGACTTATTCGTAGTACTCAAAGTCCTTCCAGCATAAACAAGCCCAGCTACGGCTAACAGAGATACAGGGTCGGCCATTCTTATTTCTTACTGACATTTTTATTAACGTACCTTTTCTGGAAAAGACCGTTTTGGAGATCGGCGCGGGTACTGGCAGGTTCATATTTCATGGTGCGAAGGGGAGTCTTGCATTCCATGTTAGTGAGGGGGAATAGGTTACGTTCATACGTTTGAACGATAGTCTTATTGAAACGAGAAGTAGACTGGGGTCTAAGCTCATCGCTGGTATCAATGTATTTCGCGGGGGCACCTTTGCCGGCCATGTAGGGGGCGGTACCATAAATCATTGTGTTGGGTCGCGAACCGTAGTTCAGGTGACTGGGCTGAGGGTAAACGAACACTTCATCGGTGGCGCCGACAGATGGGAGAGCACCTTTGTTGTCAACAATAGAAAGACCAGGTTGAAGCTGATACGCCATTTATTATTACATGAGAATATTAATCTAACTATAAGTTCCTCCACCTCCTCTCACACGACCACCGCCTCTGGGACCCCTGACATCTCCATCGCTTCCAAGTCCTGCGAACGCCTCTAATTGAACACCCCTTGCATCGGGATTACAATATTTGGAATCACTCTTGCACATGGGTCCATTCTTGGGACCGTAAAGCCACTCAGCAAACTGAGTCTGATCGCCTGGAATTTTTGATACTGGAGCAGTCACGAACTGGCGCTCAAACGCATTGCGCTTGTACATTGGTAAAGTCGAACGAGAGCGTCCAGAATCATAATTAACAGTGTCGCTACTGAACTTTTTAATCAAAGGCTGAGCTGTAGCATAATAGCAAGCCTCCAGACGATTTGGAGCATCCGTGTAGTCAGTCATAAGAACGTTGCCAAGGGGATTCTCCTTTGTAGGCTTTTGGCACACAGACATCTTGTCGGCGGTGCCGTAGGGCTCCTTAATGAGCTTCGCCTTGTACATAACGTAAATGATAGACAGCATTGTTGCGCCTAGGACGAAAATCCTGGGATCGCGACGAATCACAAATAAAACACATGTGGTGTAAATGATGAACCGCGATGCCGAATTGATCCTATCCTCTGGTGTTTGTTTGCTGTTAGGCCAGAACTCTAAAATTTTTGAATTTTTTACGAGCTGTTTAGGATCTTCGAACCAAACTTTCATTTAATATAGATGAGGTTTATTTTTTGGGAAGAGCACCACCCATACCAGACATCATACCAGACATAGATCCCATCATCTTCATTAGAGCATCCTGGTTAATGTCACCGTCACTGTTTTGCATCTTCTCAGCAACATCCTTAGCCATAGCCTCAATCGCGGTAAGGGTATCCTCGGGAACGGACTGAATAGTAGTTCCTAGAATGTATAGAGTCTGGAGATACTGCCAAACTGCATCCTTGGTACCGTCATTCATCTTCTTCCAAAGGCGAACGATATCAATCTCCGAGAGGAAATCAATGTCCTTGGAGTGAACAAGGATAAACTCCTCATTCTTAGCGGAAACCATGTCCGCATGGGGCTTTACGCTCTGCATAAAACCGTTTACCAGAAGCCTGGGACTTGTACTCTTAAGAAGGTCGAACGAAGTCAACATCTTCTTGATGCTTTTTTCATCTGGAAAAGTCTTGTGCAATTCCACAAGAAATTGACCCATCATGTCATTGAATGCACTAACGGACGCCATTTTCTTAATAGTACAGTGTAATCTTTAAGTTAGAAAGGGTCATTAGAAATAGCTTCCTTTTGACCAAGACCATTAAGTACAATCACATACACAAGAATTGCGACAAGTACGGCTGGTTTGGTGTATTGGTTGAGTTCTAATTTACCTTCATTATTCAAATACGCCTTAAGGTGAATGTAACCCGCAGTTGTGGCTCCGGCAATTAGGGCCGCGTATACTGGGTCGCGTAAATAGTCGGAGAGTTCCATTTAATTATAACCAACTTTTTTTGTACGGTAGTCTGGGGCGTCTCCGAATAGAACATCATCTTCTGGTTGAGGCTGTGGTTCACCCTGTGGTTCACCACCCTCACCACCTTCCACGGGATCGGGAGATTGAACACCTGGAACCGTCTTGAATTCATTGTCAAAACCACTTGGATCACTTTGCTCCTCCATAGGGTTCTCCATGGGTTGATTTTCCTGAAGTTCCTCTGGCGATGGCTCCATACCACCTTCAGGCTCTCCCATAGGGTCTCCTCCCTCTCCATCAAAGACATCGGGATCCTCGGTGTCTTGAACCTCACCATCTAGATCAATATCCCTAGAATCTTGCGACATATAGGTCTGAAGAATCTGTTGCACTGGGATCAGCTCTTTTACAGAGTTCTCAATACACGCACAGAAGCGACCAGTTAACTTCTCATCACGGTGGTAAATGCTCTGATCTTCATGGAACACATAGGGATCACGGTAGAGGTCCTTCGCAATATTGTTGTAGCAGGTTTGGATAAAAACCTCATTCGTTGGGAGTTTTAAGGAGATCTTCTTGTTATCAGACTTGAGACGAACAGAAGACAAAATCTTAGTACAAGCAACAAAGACAGCCGCTAGAAGATCACTAAACCAAGCACAGCGGTTAGTAATGTTATCCGAATGCGACTTGGACATGGCGTTCGACCAGTTGGGAACCTCTTGGAGTAACTTCTGGAACATCATAAGATGCTTCTTTCCTTTAGAAATGGTATGAGCCTCTGTGTATATATCATTGAAAACATCAATCATAGGTGGACACATAATAATGCACATTTGCCCGAGGTATTCCTTCTTGGCTTCGACGAGCACGTTCAAATTATCCATTTATGATTAAGTGGGTTTAAAAATCAAACTTTACTACGCACCTCTCCTGTACTTGTTAGCCATCTTCTTGAGATTCATCAAGTCTGGAAAAGCGACATCCTCCTCACTCTCTTCACGTTCCTTCTTCTTTTTAGGAACTACCCAAGACACATATATATCAAATTCACTTACAATTTGTACAGTGAATCCACCAAGTTGGAACTGTCTTGCTACATAACGTGCAGCGGCTGATCTATCAAAGACTGGATATCCTATTAAAACCACTGGTATTGTTAAAAATACCTGTTTATGACCAAGCTCTACGCACTGTTTAATTTTTGAAGCAAACTGTTCGTAGATTTTTGTGTAGATTTCCTTTTTTATCTTCTTTCTCTTGTCATCAATTTGTATTATGTCATTGATGCTGATCATTACATTTAGCTCAACTTATTTTTTATCAAATCTAACTCACCAAC